TTATGTATTTCTTTAGATAGTTTATCCATCATGTCCATATGCTATCTCCTTTTCACCTTTGTGCCGCCAAACTTAATAAACTTTGGATGCCTGTTCTTACCCTTCTCCTTCAACCAATCTTCAGGAATAATCCTGTCATAGTATCTGAAGCCATGCTTAATACACCACTCACCATATGTAGACTTAGCACCCTTACGAAGTTTGCGTCTGCTACTTTCAAACACAAAACGAATATCCAACTTGGGATGCTGCTTTTTAATAGCCAGATGCTTGCGTCTATCTGCTGCGGTGAACTGTCCTTTGGTTTCTATAATGATGCCATTGGACAGCACGAAGTCTGGTGTGTACGTTCTGTATGCTAAATCTTCCCACTCTATCTTGACTGCCTCATACAAGAAATCAATCTTCAAATCTTTAAGGTAATCAGATACTTTGAGTTCAAGACCGCTACGATATCCATACTTTCGTGCTGCCCTAAATTGTTTTGCGTTAGCCAACGTCACGCCATGAAACAAAAGGATTGCGATAACCTAACGCACGTAGTTCTTCACGCAAGACTTTATCAGCTTCGTTACGTGCGTCAATAGCTGCACGAAGTCCTGCGGTCTTACGCTCACGGTATTCTTTGCGAAGTTCATTAAGATGTCGCTCTGCATCTTTAATCTGTTCTGCAAGTTCATTGAGTTCATCATCCATTCATATACTCCTTTGCTAACTCTACGTATGCCACAGTGGGCGGGTTCTTTGCTTGTGACTTTACGGCAGGTAACTCAGTAATACTATCCCAACAATCAAGACGATAGCTACAAAATTTACATCCGTCACTAAGGACTTGATTGCCTGTGGGCTTGCCACGAAAAGTCTCAGGCACTGGTTCAAAACATCTTTCAAATTTGTTCTCCTTTACCTTGTTAACTGTGTCTTTAATTTTAGACACCTCTTCGTCCACATCAATATCAGTAGCAGGTACATACTTAAACTGACCATTGGCTTTGTTCACTACCCACCAGCCACCTGCTTTCTTGCCAGATGCTTTGGCATATCCAGCAAGTTGCGCTATGTAGCCAAACCCATCACTTCTTGAAAGGGTGTCATAGGAATCAAACTTGTTTCTGTATGACCAATCTGAAGCTGATTTAATATCATCAACTGCACCATCAATGATGAGGTCATAAGAACCAGAAACAGTATCGTCACCAAGATTAAGAATAACTTTGTCTGTGTCTTCATATTTAACTCCTGCTTCTTTTAGAATACCTTTGAAGACAGCTTCAACTATGTCTCCAAGCATCATGTTCATTACAAATGTTGTCGGTAGAGGTATCGCTGCCTCTG